CGCAAGCTCGTGTCGTTCTCGCATCACGAGATCGTCGACCGGGTCCAGGGCGAACTGGCCGACGACATGTTCTGGCGGGACGGCTGGCACGTCGACGGCACGAAGCTCACGCCGGTCGACGTCGACGACACCTGGCCGCTGTGGGTGACGGATCGCTGCTGTCCCGATGTGTGGTTCCGACCGAGGATCGAGGTGCCCTGATGGCCATTGTCAACGGCTACACGACCTTGGCCCAGATCAAGGCCGAGATGCGGATCGGCACCAACGACACCGCCGACGACACCCGCCTCGAGCTGGCTGTGGCGGCAGCGTCACGACAGATCGACGCCTACTGTGGCCGCCGGTTCTGGCAGGACGCCACCGTGAAGGTGCGCGAGTTCTTCGCCGACGGTCCGGTCACCTGTTTCACCGATGACATCTCGACCACGGTCGGTCTGATCGTCGCTGTCGACGAGGCCGAGGATGGCAGCTACGCCGAGACGTTGACGCTCGGCACCGACTTCATCTTGCTGCCCGCCAACGCCGACGACGACGTGCCTGCCCGGCCGTTCACCGAGATCCGCATCGTCGAGACCGACAACTACTCGGGGTTCCCGTGGCGGACGCTGCGGCCGAGCGTGCGGGTCACCGCCAAGTTCGGGTGGCCGGCGATCCCTGACGACGTCACGAAGGCAGCGCTCATCCAGGCGTCGCAACTGTTCAAGGCGTCCGACGCTGTGTTCGGTGCCGCCCAGTTCGGTGAGGCCGGTGTCGCCCTGCGGGTGCAGGCCCGTCTGAACCCGATGGCTGAGGCGCTGCTCGAGGCGTACGCGAAGCCGAGGGTGGCCTGATGCCGACCGTCGCCCAGGTGCGTGACGAGCTTGCCGACGTGATCACCACCGGTGCCGGGCTGCGTGCTGCAGCACTGGTGCAGGACACGATGGTCGCCCCGATCGCTGTCGTCACCCGTCGCCCGTTCGACCCTCGGATGATCTTCAGCCAGGCCAAGGCCGCCTACCAGTTCACCGTCACCATCTACGTCGACCGCACCGATGAGCGTGCAGCGCAGCGGGCGCTCGACACCTACTGCGAGCTGTCCGGCACCGGGTCGGTGACTGCGGCGATCCAGAACGGTGCGAACTGGTCGGTGACCGTCGACTACGCGCAGGTCACCCAGATCGGCGAGGTCCAGGCCGTGATCATCGGCGAGTCGAACTACTTGGCCGTGCCCCTCGACGTGGAGGTCGTGTTCTGATGCCGTTCGTCCCTGCCAACCGTTCCCGGGTGCTTGCCGGGTCGTTCAGCTACTCGTGCTACAGCCGAGGCTTTTCGCTGTCGTCGTCGATCGACATGCTTGAGGTGTCGACGCTGTGCGATGACGCCAAGGCGTTCATCCCCGGTCAAGAGTCGTCGACCGCCAGCTTCGACCTGATCTTTGACAGCGCCCAGGCATCGCAGGCGGCGTCGTGGTCGACTGCTGCGAATCTGCCGGTGAGCTACCTGCCGGGCGGCACCGCTGTCGGCGATGCAGCGTTCCTGATGGACTCGATCCGCACCGAGTACTCGATCAGCAGCGCCGTCGCCGCAACCGTCGACGCCACCCTGACGACCCAGACGACCGGCGACACCGGCTACGGCGTCTGCCTCGCCCCGCTTGCAGCGGTCACCGCCGACACGAACGGCAGCAGTGTCGACAACGGTGCATCATCGGGCAACGGTGCCGTCGCCCATCTGCACGTCACCGCCTACAGCGGGCTGACGTCGAACGCGATCCGCATCGAGCATTCCACGAACAACTCGACGTGGACGACGCTCGCCAGCTTCACCTCCGTGACCGGCACGACCAGCCAGCGGCTGGCGATCACCGGAACCGTGAACCGTTACGTGCGTCTGGTCGACGACGTGACCGGTACCGGTTCGTGCACCCGACTCGTCGCCTTCGCACGGCGCTGACCTCCCCACACCCCCCGAGGAGACTCCCATGGCTTTCAAGGCCGGTACCACCAGCTATTTCGCGCTCAACAACGTCGGCGGCACCGTCGTCAACCTGAGCCCGTACATCGACTCGCTCACGTTGCCGGCGACGACCGACACGACCGAGGTGTCGACGTTCGGGACCAACGCCAAGGTGATGATCACCTTGCAGACCGGCGGCGAGCAGATCAGCCTGTCCGGCCCCTACGACGCCGTCGTCGCCACCCACCTCGACAACCTGAAGAAGGCTCACGCTGCCGGGTCGGCTGCGTCAGCGTTCATCTGGGGTCCCGGCGGGTCGGTGGCCAGCGAGTACCGGGTTGCCGGGTCGGTGTTCGTCACCCAGTTCGACTTGTCGTCGTCGGTCGGCGGCCGGGTCGAGTACTCGGCGTCGCTGCAGATCACCGGCGCCGTCACCACCAGCACGTTCTGATCCGGTGGCTGCGACCACAGGCACCGGGTTCAGCGCGTCGGTGCTGTCGGCCTACGTCGCCAACCTGGAGTCGGTGCTCGACGCCGACGCCAACCGGCGCATCACTCGTGCCGCCGGGTTCGCAGCCAAGGACGCCGGCCTCGAGGCCGCAGCCGACAAGCTCGGCGGCGACCGGGCGATGTCCGGCTACAAGAACGGCAACATCAAGCTCGGTGTCGGGTTCGACACCGGGCCGTGGCGTGTCGACATGAACCACCGCCCGAAGGGGCTGTGGTTGTTGGCCGACGAGGGCCGCAAGCGCAGCGGTGGGATCTATCCCCGCCGTGGCCGCCGCAAGGGCAGCACCCCGACTCCGGGCCGTGCGGTGCTGACACCGTTCGGGCCTCGGGCAGCGTCGTCGTTCGGGCCGTCTCGAGGCACCGGCGTGTTCAAGCTGGCCGCCGCCCGTGAGCGTGAGGCAGCACCGAAGGCGGCGTGGCGGCAGCTGCAGGCCGAGTTCCGACGTATCACCCGGGGGTGAGCTGAATGGCGTTCCAGGATCGGCTCACCGTCGTCATCGACTTCGTCACCGGCCCCGCCCAGTCCGGTCTGAAGAAGCTGCGCACCGACGTCGCCCAGGCCGAAGGGGCGATGGGCAAAGCGAAGGTCGCAGCCTCCGGGCTTGGCGGCGCGTTGCAGCAGTACGCCGGCCAGGCTGCGCTTGCAGCGGGTGCGGCGCTGGTGACGTTCGGTGTGAAGTCGGTCAAGGCGTTTCAAGATGGGGCGCTGGCTGCTGGCAAGTTCGCTGACGCTGCGGGCATCTCGATTGAGGCGGCGTCCCGGTTCACTGCCGTCGCCGATGACCTCGGGATCAGCGGCGAAACGGTGCAGGGCGCCATTCAGAAGATGAACCTGGCGATCGCCAACGGCAAGCCCGGCCTGGACCAGTTCGCCGACTCAATTGTGCGTGCCAAGGACGGCACCGTCGACTCAGCTGCCACGTTCCAGAACCTTGTCACCGAGATCGGCGCTATTCGCGATTCGACCGAACGGGCCAAGGTCGCCCAAGAAGTGTTTGGCAAGAGCTACGGCGAGATCGCCCGGCTGATGGAGATGTCCGCTGGCGACCTCGCCGAGCGGTTGAACAGTGTGTCCGACGCGCAGATCTTCGATCCCGAGGAGCGCGCCAAGGCGCAGCAGCTCGAGCGGGCGATGGACGACCTGCAGGACCGGGTGCTCGACCTGCAGCTCGCCCTCGGCGAGGAGCTCGTCCCGGCACTCACCGACTTCATCGATACCGGCCTGGACGTCGTCGACGTTGCTGGCAAGATCAACCAACGGTTCAAGCAGCTCACCGGCGTCGGAATCGTCGATGCGCTCAGCGGCGCCGACACTGCCGTCGACGGTCTCAGTCGAGCGTTCGACGGCAACAACAACAGCGTCGACCGGCTGCTCGGCGGCACCCAGGCGCTCGTCAGCGCCATCCCGATCCTCGGCGACAAGATGAGCGACCTGATCCCTCGGGTCACGATGGTCGACGAAGAGATGCAGGCGCTCGCCGTCGACATCGCCGCCGGCACCGACGAGGCCGCAGCGATGGCCGACATGTACGGCCAGCGGGTCCCGCCAGCGATCGACACCGCAACCGGGTCGATGACGCTGCTTGAGGAGAAGACCTACGACGCTCAGCGTGCCGCTCAACGGGTGAAGGCCGAGTGGGATGGCCTGTTCGACAACCTGAACATCGACAGAGCTGCGCTCGACCTGCAGGACCAGTTCGCTCAACTGGAGAAGGCCAGCCTGGAGGCGTTCTACGCCGCCGTGTCTGGCGCCGACGACGCCGAACAGAAGCAGCGCGACTATCAGCGTGAGGTCATCAACACGCAAGAGGAAGTCGCCAAGTACGCCGACGAGATTCTCAACCTGCCACCCGATCAGGTCACCAAGTTCATCGCCGACCTCGACGAAGGCGAGCGTGACGCTGTCCTGGCCGAGCTTGAGCGTCTCGCCAAGACTCGCACCGTCAGGTTCGTCCCGTTCGGCGAGATCGGCTACGAGAAGCGCGCCAAGGGCGGTCCGATCGGTGCGAATCGTCCGTACCTGGTCGGTGAGGAAGGGCCCGAGCTGATCGTGCCCGGCCAGTCTGGGATGGTCATCCCGAACCATCGTCTGCCGACCACCGGTGGTGGCGGTTCGATGATGTCGAGCAGCGCCGCTCCGATGGTCGTGAACATCACGACCGGCGCCGACCCTGAGGACGTGGTGCGCGCGATCGAGCGGTACCGGAAGCGCAACGGCTCGTTGCCGTTCATCTGAGGGGGCGCTGATGCCGGCACCGACAACCACGGTCACCGCCTTCCTTGAGCTGTCCGCTACCGGCGGCGACTTCTTCATCCTCGACGACCCGACGAAAGGCGAACTGGACAACGCCACGTTCACCCTCGCCGGTGTCGTCGGTCTGCCGACCGACATCACTGACCGGGTGAACCGGGTGTCGATCACTCGTGGTGCGTCGTCGCCGTTGTTCTCGGCTCGGACGCCGCCGGCGGCACGCTGGTCGGTGCAGTTGAACAACGAGGACCGCCAGTTCGACCCCAGCTACCCGTTCGGGTTCTACACCGACGTCGTCCCGGGTCGCCGGGTCAAGGTCGTGTCGAACGACATCACGATCGTCGACGGCCAGGTTGAGGACTGGAACTTCGAGTACAGCCCGTCGGGCCGGTCGATCGCCATGATCGACGCCAGCGACGCCCTTGCAGCGTTGGCAGCGATCGAACTGGACGGCTTCACCGCCACCGCCAGCCAGCTGCCCGGTGCCCGGATCAACGCCGTGTTGAACCGGTCCGAGGTGGCGTTCACCCACAACCGGAACATCGACACCGGCATCGACACGCTGCAGGGTGACACGGTCGCCGACGGCACCAACGTCGCCGCCTATCTGCAGACCGTCGCCCGCTCCGATTACGGCACCTTCTTCGCTGCCCGGGACGGGCGTATCACGTTCAAGGATCGGCACAGCAACGTCGGGCTCACCCCGGTGCTGTTCGACGACACCGGCACCGGCATCGGCTTCCAGTCGATCGAGCTGCAGTACGGCAGCGAACTGCTGGCCAACCGGGTGTCGATCACCCGGGTCGGTGGCACCACGCAGACCAAAGACGACACGACCAGCCAGGCCACCTACCGGATCCGCACGCTCAGCCAGGACGGGCTGCTGTTGGAGACCGACGGCCAGGCCGAAGACCTCGCCGAGTTCTTGCTGTCGGTGTTGAAGCAGCCGCAGCTGCGGGTGACGTCGCTGACGGTGGAGCTGGCTGCGCTCAGCCAGACCCAACAGGATCAGGTGTTGACGCTCGACCTGACCAGCCCGGTCGATGTCGAGTTCACCCCGAACCGCAAGAACATCGACCCCGGCCTGCTGCTGCTGAACGACGCCGAGTTCTGGATCGACCCCAGCTACGACGCCCGCAGCGACATCGATGTGACGGTGCGTCGCAGCTGTGTCGTTGAAGGCATCAGCCACACGATCGGCGCCGGCGGCACCTCGCACGTCGTGACGTTGTCGCTCGGCGACGCGTTGTTCACGCAGGTCTTCGTGCTCGACGACGCCGAGCTCGGCGTGCTCGACGACGACATCCTCGCTTTCTGACCAGGGAGACACCATGCCCCGCAAGACCTTCGTCGCTGGCGACGTGTTGACGGCTGCCGACATGAACCTGTTGGCGCAGGACGGCTACATCGACAACACCGACCTCGACACCACCGCCGGGCAGCCCGGCGGGGCGTGGGTCAGCTACACGCCGACATGCGACGGCATCAGCAACACGACCCGCACCGGCGCCTACATGAAGCTCGGCAAGACGGTGTTCTTCCGGGCGAAGGTGCTGC